GATCGGCTGGCGGAACCCGAACTCCCGCAGGCTCGCCGCGACCGCGTCCACCGCGTCGTCATTGATGCGCGGGTTGGCCTCGTAGGGCCGCACGTCTTCGATGTTCACCAGTTTCACATCCATGAATCGTTCTCCTCAAAAGGCCCGGCCGTGCCGGGGAGTCCGGGGGTTCGCCATTGCCAACAAACAAAAACGCGCTTCCTGCCCGTTCCCCCGGCCATCAGGAGCGCCGGGGCCGGGGAAGGAACCATTGCCCCCCTGGGGGTCTGCCAGGTTGGCGGATTCGCCCCTTTCGCCCACGGCGGGCCGATCCTGGGGGTGGGGGTCGTTGGCCACCTCGCCGCGACCGACGCGACGTGGGCCAACGGGTGCGGACGGGTGGCCAACCGTTGCCACCTCCGACCGCACCCTCCCGCGCGTATGCGCGCGTTCGGGCGTATCGCGCGGGGGTGGGGGTGAGAGATGGGGTAACAGAGATGAGAGAGTTGTTGTTTCTTTACTATCCATGACTTACGACCTTTCCAGTTCCCGCATTCACCGATGTGGCAACTCTGCGGTTTGTGGGGCAACCGACCGCCTTGCCACGCCAGTTACCGCATGCGGATGCGGCAACTACACGAGGCCTGCGGGCCTCACGCCGACAGGCGATAGCGCTGTCCAATGCGCCCTCCTTCGCTGGTTGAACCCACGTCAAACTCCAGCCGCCGCTGACCACGCAGGGCGTTGCGGACCTCCTCGATGTCCTTGTCGCTCCACTTCAGGCGGCGGGAGAGTTCCCAATGCGGCATCCACGCCTGACCGCGCCGCTGCCGCCAGCTCGTGAGCACCTCGATCATGCGTTTACAGCGGGCGTCGAACTCGCCCTCGGCGACATGCTGGCCGGCCATGAAGAGCATGCGGCGGGTCTGGTGGTCCACGAACCGCCAGGCCCAGCGCACGGCGGGTTCATCGATGCGGGGATTGCGATGGTTTTCGCTGACCGCGAAGTTGAGCGCCAGCTTGCGGGTCTTCTCATACGCCCGCGCCCAGATCGCCATCGCCGCCGGGTCGTCCTTTTCCTCGGCCTCGGCGTAGCGGTCGTCGGCGAAGGTGCGGCACTCCTCCATCGCGCCATCGGCGGCGGGCGTGGCCTCGACCAGCGCCGGCACCGGGTGCCAGTCCTGGAGATTGCCCGAGCCGCCGGGCCGGTAGTCGGCCCACCAGCGCGCGATGTCCAGAATGCTTGTCGGGAGCGGCCGCGTTACCGGCGTCTGCCCCCGTCCGCGCCGGCCCGCCTCCACGATCAGCAGGCGGGCGAAGAAGCCGTTGTTGAGCATGCGGATCGACAGCGCCCCGTAGTAGTACTTGGGCACCGCCGTTCCGAGCATGCACAGTGACGGCTGGTCGATGACGCCCGGGGCCGTCTTGCCGGCCTTCACCCGCATGGGGTAGACCGCGTTGCTGGAGGTGTAGAACTTCAGCAGCGCGTTCATGATGCTCTCGTGCCGGGCGTCGGAGGCCTGGTTGATGGCGTTCATCAAGCCGTCGATCTCGTCGGTCTGGAACAGCAGCGACGGCGTGAGGAACATGCGATCCTCGATCCCTTCGCCGCTGGCGAAACTGTCGCCGAGCGAATCCTGCAGCCCGGCCTCGATGCAGATGCGCTGATTGACCTTGCGCGGGTGGTCCTTGCCCGCCCCGGAGTTGGCCAGGGCCAGGACGTAGAGGCTGGTGCGGTTGTCGGCGGCGTCCCGGACCTTGCGCCCGGCCAGGAAGGATTGCAGCGTCAGCGCCGCCGCGAACGCCAGGACCGGCTGCGGGTACGGCGCGGTCGCCAGGGTGTGATCCATCACCTGCCGGATGAAGCCGGGCACATCGAGCAGCTCGTCGGGCATGGCCCCCGGATCGGGGATCTGCGGCTCAGAGGGTTCGGGCTCCGACTCGCCGCCCACGATGCCGGAGATGTCCACATCCCCCGCGCCATCGGCAGGACCACCATATCCCTCGGCGCGGAGCGCCCGGGCCGCCGCCGCGAAATCCCCGTTGTGTTCCAGGTGCGCGTAAACCGTGAACGGGCCATAGGCCTTGTTGGGCTCGAAGGGCGCGGCGCTGGAGGAGAAGACGTAGAAAACCCGGTCCCGCAGCGTGGCCGACCAGCCCGCGCTCCGGCCGGGCCTGCGCCAGTATTCATTCTCGCCCGGCCGAGCAAGGGTCCAGCCATGCTTGAGCAGCACGGCGCGGACGTCACCGCGCTGGGCATAATCATCCCCCGGCCGCAGGCCGCACGCCGGCGTGGCAGGGACCGGCTCGGGTTCAGGGCGCTGCTCGTTCAGGGTCCACGCCGCCGACAGCAGCATCTCCCGCTCGTCGGCCGTGACGACGGGCAGCGCGATGAGGGTGCCCTGGGTGATGCTGTAACCCTCGGAAGGCGCGCAGAGGAAGATGCCGCCCTCGCCGCGAGTTTCGATGAGGGTCAGCAGGATTGACCATGTGCCCTGCGCATCGCGCCGGGGCTGAAACGTCTTGCCGGCGACGCTGACGGGATTGCCGCTGGCCGTGACCAGCTTCCGCTGGGCGAGTTTGAGGTTACCGCAGACCGCGCCCTCACAGCGATAGACGACATGCCGACCGCCGGAGGGGGTGGTTTCGATGACCAGGCGTTCCAGCAGGCCCGGGGCCGTCTCACGCACCAGGGCGCACCACGGCTCGAACGCCTCGCCGCCCAGGTCGAAGTCGATCATCTCCAGGTTGCCGGAGACCGCGCCGCACACCAGGCACAGCGCCTGGTGGTTGTTGGCGAACCACCCGCGCACCTCGGCGTCGGTCGGGAGTCGCTCCTGATAGGGCTTCCATGCGCGCAGCGCCACGCGCTTCTGTTCGCCCTCCCGCCACGCGGGAAGCACGCTCAGGCCGGCGCGGAGATATTCTTGAACCTGGTCCAGTTCCATCGTGCCCTTCTTCAGAACGGGATGTCGTCATCCGCCGGCACGTACTCCGGCACCGCGTCCAGTCCGCTCTCGTCGGCGTCGCTGCGGACGTAGCCCGTGGCCGGAGGCCTCTCCCCAAGGGTGTGGCCGACGATGCGGTCGTACTTTTCGCCGGCGACGGTGCGCACCTGGATCGCCTGCGTGGGCGCAAGCCCACCGGCCTGCGCGATGGCGACGGCGTCGTCCACGTTCTCCGGCGGCGGGTCATTGGAGCGCGTGCGCCACCACGCCTCGGCCTTGGTGCGGGCGTAACTGCCGCGTGGATGATCGAAACAGACCCACTCGGAGACGTAGCGGTGCCAGCCGATCTGGTACTCGACCCGCATGGTCCGCGGATGATCAGGCGGCGCGTCGCGCTTGACGTGAACGCTGTAGAACACTTCCTGGACGTGGTGGTTGTTGGTTGTGGCCTGTCCCGACAGAATGCCGTCGGCCGAGGCCGTGGCCTCGTGCTTGGCCTTCTCGCGCTCCGGGAACACATGCCCGCACACCGGGCAGGCGGCGTATCCGGCGGCAACCAGCGCATGGCATTGCGGGCATTCCTTGGCCGGCGCTTCACCGCCACGGTTCTCGATCTCGGTCACGCGGATGGCATCGACGGGGCCGTGGCGCAGGACGTTGCCGCCGAAGTCCAGGACCAGGCAGTCGGGCTTGCCGTCGCAGAGCCGAAAACCCCGCCCCACCATCTGGTAATAGAGTCCGGGCGACATGGTCGGCCGCAACATCGCCACGCAATCCACGTTGGGCGCGTCGAATCCGGTGGTCAGCACGTTGACGTTGCAGAGAAACTTGAGCGGCTGGGCATTGCCGAAGAGTTCGCGCCCGCCCTGGCGGCGGAAGCGGGCGATGAGCACCTCACGTTCCGCGGGCGGGGTGTCGCCGGTGACGAAACCGCAGTCGACACCGTGGTCGCGCCGCAGCATGTCCACGATGTGCTGGCCGTGCTGGATACCGGAGGCGAAGATCAGCACGGACTGCCGATCCCGCGCCTGCTCGACGATCTCGGCGCAGGCCGCGCGGACCAGACCATCCTGATCCATGAGGTCTTCCACCTCGTTGGCGATGAACTCGCCTCCGCGCACATGCAGGTTTGACGTGTCGGCCTTGGTGATGCCCGCCTTGGTGCGCAGCGGGCACAGATAACCGTCGCGGATGAGTTCCTTGACACCCACCTCGTAGCAAACGTGGTTGAGGAAATGATCCGGTTGGCAGATCAGACCCGATGTCATGCGGAACGGCGTGGCCGTCAACCCGATCACGCGGACGCGCGGATTCACGACGCGGGCGTCCTTGAGGAACGTCTGGTACATGCCCTCGCCCTCGGGCGGGATCATGTGCGCCTCGTCGATGATCACCAGGTCGAAGGCGTCGAGTTCGGCGGCGCGGCGGAACACCGACTGGATGCCCGCCACGATCACCGGGTGTTCGGTGTCGCGTCGCCCCAGGCCCGCCGAGTAGAGGCCGACGTGCAGTTGCGGGGCCATGCGATCCAGCGTGCCCGCGGTCTGCGCGAGCAGTTCCTTCACATGCGCCAACACCAGGACGCGCCCGTTCCAGCGCGTCACCGCGTCGTCGCAGAGCGTGGCCATGACGGGCGTCTTGCCGCCTCCGGTGGGGATCACGACGACGGGGTTGTCGTCGCGCTGCCGCAGGTGGGCGTACACCGCGTCGACGGCTTCGCGCTGATAGGGTCTAAGCGTCACCATGCTCGGCGTGTTCTCCGTTCTGATTGCGGTGCCTCTTCCTGGGGCGCTGGCGATACCACTGAAGGACGGCGTTGCGGTCGCGGATCGGCTGGGTGGATGCGATCAGAGCCTTGACGAAGCGCAGGGTCGGGTCGATTTCCGTGGCGTAGGACCGGTCGTAATAGATGTGGAAGGACCAAAGCCGGAACTTGGCCTCGATCTTCTTCCACAGCTCACCCGTCACCGGTTCGGCAAGGCCCGCCGCACAAGAGGCAGCGCCGCAGCGGGAGTTGTTCGATTCGTACATAGGCCTGTCCTTCCGTCGCCGGGGGCATGCGCTTCGTGATCAGCAGATCGATCTGGCTGTCGTCGCCGTAGGCGTCGCCGGCCCCCAGCGCGTCCAGCAGTCCCTTTTGCACGTTGTCCAGGTCGCGCCGGCGGCGATCCGACGGCGTCACGTCCACCGCCAGCGCCAGCCTGCCGTCCAGCGGCCGAACCCCCGCGAGAGCGAGGATCGCCTGCACGCATTGCCGGTACAGGCGACCCTCGCGGCTCAGCAGCATCCGGCCGTTGACCATCCGCCAGGCGCGGTTGACGGTCGGGGGATATGGCAGGCGCAGCTCCAGCATCCGATCCTCAGTTCCGCGCCCACGGCGGCGTGTTCGTGGTCGCCTGCTGCGGCTGCGCGGTCGCGGCTTCCTTCTTCGCGTAGCCCTTGATCTCGTTGGTCATCTCGCCGGTGTCGTCGCGCTTCTTGAGGCGGACGCTGATCTGCAGCGGCAGGTTGTGCAGGTCCTGGCTGTCGCGCGGCGTCATCACGCCCACGGCGCGGCACACCGCCGACAACTCGCTCTTGGCGATCTTGACTGTCGTGGCGTTGGGGTTGTCCAGGTTGAGACGTGCCCACAGCACGCGGCCCTTGAACGGGCCGTCGAGCACCTGGAAGGTCAGTTCCAGGTAGTTGCCCACGCCGCTCTTGGTCGGCTTCATCTCCGACGCCGTGATGACGGCGAGATACTTGCCGGCGGGGATGGGCTCGAACGCGCTGGCGGGATCGACTTCGTTGGCGTTGAAACCGTTCAGGTTAGCCATGATTCTGTTCTCCGTTGTTGCGGGGATTGCTGTTGGCGGCGGCCACGCACCGCGCGTAGCTCGCATAGTCCAGGGGAATCTCGTCGGGCAGGTTCAGGCGGTTCTTGGCGACGTGCGCCGGGCGCTCGGTCGTGTAGATGACGCGCTGGCCGTCGCCGATGGCGCGGGTCTTCTTGCGGTTGAAGCCCTCGTCGCTCTGGCGGGTGTAGACCTTGTAGGTGGCGAAGAGGACCTCGTCGCACCACTCGGTCACCAGCGCCGACGCCAGCTTGTGGAGCCGGGGCGAATAGCGGTCGTAGGCCTCGGTCGCCGGGTCGTCGAACTTTTCGATCTTGCAGTGGGCGACCAGGAGGACCGCCATGTTGCGGTCACGCCGCAGCGCGTCGAGGCCGGCCAGCACGTCGCGCCAGTGGTTGAGCGCGAAGACGTAGCCCTTCTGGTAGCCGATGTCCTCGATGCTCTCGACCATCTTCCGCTTGCACACCTCGGTCCAGATGAGCCGTTCGAGCCAGTCGAGCGTGTCGATGACGACGGTGCGGAAGTCGTGCTTCTCGGTGTAGAGCGTCGCCAGCGACTTGATCACGTCGTCGAAGGTCGTGGCCAGCGGGAACTTGGCGCAGTCGATCTGCCCGAGGCCATCCTCGGTCTGAATGAAGATCGGATTCTCCGCGTGGGCCGCGAATTGGCTCTTGCCGATGCCCGGCGTGCCGTACAGCGTCGCCCGCCGGGGCGCGGCCTGCCTGCCGCGATGAATCTGTTCCATGAGCGTCATGTGCGTCCTTTCCGTGTCAGGGGTTTTGGGTTTGCCGCCGGGAATCACAGGTAGTCGATGGTCCGCAGTTCCTCGTAGCCGGTCGGCCACAGGTTGGCGGTGCGGCACCGGGTCAGGCGTTCCATCGCCTGCTCGTTCTCCTTCTGCGCCGCCGAGAGCACGTCGGGCGCGATGACGAACACGCCGGTGCGGAACGGCTCGCGCTTCTCCACGGCGATGATGTGGACGGGGACGACCTTGCCGGTGATCTGGTGGATCAGGGCGCGGTAGAAACTCATCTGGTGCAGGTAGCCGAAGCCCCGGGCCTCGCCCTCCAGCCAGGTCAGGTGGTCGCAGGTCTTGAAATCCACCAGCCCGCGGGCGGCGTTCACCCAGTCGACTCGCCCCTGGCAGGCGATGCCGCGATAGGTCGTGCGAACGACGCCCTCGGCCACGCCGCTGGCGAGCAGTTCCATCGCCAACTTGTGCCCACGCACAGAGTCGAAGAGCTTCTCGATCACCGCGGCGTCGTCGGTGGGGATGACCGGCTTGCCCTGTGCCGTCGCCCAGTCCTCAAAGGCCTGGGTGTAACGCCCGTAGGGCTGGCCGGTCTTGGGGTTGATGGGGCCGCCGAAGGCGTGCTGCTGCTCGTAGCGCTGCCGGCCTTCCAGCACCAGCACGTGCGCCGCCCGGCCGAGGATGAACGCCGGGCGATCATCCTCGACCACCAGGCCCAGTTTCTTCTTGTGGTACAGGTACGGGTCCCGGCGGAAGTCCGCCAGCTCGTGGGCCGTGAGATGGTCCTTCGCCTGGCGGCGATACTCCTCGTCGGATTCGCGCACGAGAAACGACAGATCGTCCAGCACGTTCATGCGGGTTCCTTTCCAAAGGTTGAAGGGATTGAGTCGATTGAGCACGGTCGAGTGTCCTTTCGTGTTCCTTCACTACCTACCGCCGCGCGGCGCGAGGTGTCCGCGCGGCGGCAGGCATGGTTCAGACGTAGAGGTGGAGCCTGGCCCCGAGGAAGATGTCGCGGAGCGCGGCGATGCGCTGGTAGATGATGGAGCGGGCCATCCCGGTCTCGCGCGAGATCTCGGTGGGCGTCTGTGACTGCAGCTTCACGCACAGATCACGCTGTTCCGGCGACAGCGCCGCCAGCACCTCCGCCGTGTCCATTTCCAGGCTGCGCCGCTCTTCGTCGCTGCGCCGCGTGACGCCGAGGTGGGCGCGCCCGCGGGCTTCGTCAATGGTGGTGTCGCGCCGTGCCCAGGCCCCGGTGTCGTCGTGGACCCAGTCGTCCAGCGACGACTCGATGCGGCCGTGACCCCGGCTGGCGGCATCGCGGCTCTGGAGCATGTTGGCGATCTTGTTGTCGATGATGCGACAGATGAACGTCTTCACGCCCGCGCGGTCGCCGTTGAACTTCGGCAGCCGCCGCAGCACGTCCTCGATCAGGTCATGCTGCACGTCCTCGAGGTCGCCGAGGGCGGGACACCTCCGCACGACTTGCTTGGCCTTGTAGTGGGTGCGCTTGCTGATGTACTCGATCAGTTCCGTGGGATACATTCGCGATCTCCTGGCCGGGGAGGTCGCTGCGGGTGTCGACGGAGAGAGCCGCGGGGCACGGGCAAACGAAAAGGCGTTGCGAGTTCGCGGTTTTCCGCGACACCCGCAACGCCTCCGTGGTACGGCCGGTTAGTTGCCTGATGTCAAAAAGGTTTTGCCCTGTGCCCTTACGCTGCCTGGTGGTCGGTCTCGATGTCGATGGACGCGCCCGGGAGCCCGTGCGCGAACTTCACGCGGACGCACTCGCCGTCGGGCAGCGTCTCGAGCGCCGCCAGGAGCGAGATCTGCTCCTTACGCAGTTCGAAGTCATCGCGCATGAGTTCGGGACGCGGACCGTTGTCACCGCCGGCGATCCGCATCGTGCGAGACGTGTGGTGCGGGCGGCCGAGGTCCGGCTCGCCTTTGAGCGTGTAGAACGTGAGACTGCCGAAATTGATCTGCTGGCCACGCTCGATCAGCCAGCGCTTCGGCTTGGAAAGATGCCGCTTGTCCATGTGCTGGACTCCTGTGAAGAAGGTCTTCGCAGTCGCTTCGGCGACCGCATTTCACAGGGGTCATTGCACGAGAAATGAGCGCGTGCTTGCAGGACAAGTCTCAGCGCGCATGCGACAGGTCTCCGCTGATATCCCGATGGAAACCAGCGGTTCGGAGGGCGATGGCGACAGGTCAAAGATTCTTCAGACAGGTTTGGCGTCAGCGTGGCTGGGAGGGACGAATTGCCACGCAGGTGGGGTTGATGCGATAGCCGCCGGACGTGTCGGCCTGGCCCTGCATCTTGCACGTCTGAACGATGTCTTCGCGGCCGATGGGGAGACCGAGCTTCTTCTTCACGGCGGTCTCGATGTCGTTCTGTAGGTTGTTGATCAGTTTGCGAAGCGAAGTCTCATCGCCATAGGAGTGGCCCGCGTCGGACATCGCCTTGAGCAACTTCTTCATGTTCATCGCGCCGAACGCGTCAACGGGCTTCTGCGCCAGCAAGTCAGCAATGAACTGCTTCCATAAGATTCCGAACAGCGCCAGTCGCGGGCCGGCTTGGGGATTGACGACGATCTCGCCGTTGACGCGCACGGTGCTTGCGTCGACTTCGACACAGAACAGGCGTTCGACGTGCGGGGCTTCCTCAGGCTGAACCAGAACATGGCCCTTGGCATACACCGGCACATCAACGGCCGCGACGTGCTGGGGAGGTCCGGCCGCAGCGCACTCCTCCAGCGCTTGGCGCAGGTCAACATTTCCGCAGACCAGGTCCAGAAGCCCGACGCGGCAAAGCCAGTCGTCCTTCACCAGGCGACCCACCGGCACATGCGGCGCGAGCACCACGTACAGCACCGGCGTGGAG